AGTTATGGTATTGTTGATTTAGGAACATTGAGTAGTGGTGTCAGTACTTCAACTGGTCGTGCAAAACTTATTCCTATCATTCCACCTGGATTAGGACACGGTTCAGATGTGTATACTGAATTAGGGACTGATAGAGTTATTGTTTATGCTCGATTTGATGATTCAACAAAAGATTTTCCAATTGATACAAAGTTCGCTCAAGTTGGAGTGGTAAAAAATCCTACTAAAGTAGGAACAGCGGTAACTTATACTGATAATACATATTCTTCATTGAAAGCAGTTAAATTTGATACTGTGAGTGGTGTTCCACAAGTAGGTGAGGAAATCAAACAAGTATTAACAGTATCTCCAAATACAGGTAAAGTTTCTACTGGTTACGTTGCATCATATGATTCAGAAACTAAAGTATTAAAGTATTTTAGAGATCGCTCTCTTAATTTTAATAGAACAACTTATGATCATACTGATTATGCTGGTATTTCAACTGCTGGTAGAATTTATGATTTTGAAAATCAAATAGGGGCAAATAACATAGAAGGTAAGTCCTCTTTCTTCGCAGGTGCAATTTCTCGTGACTTTTCAGGTATTACAACAAATCCCACTGGTAACAAACTAATTAACTTGGGAGTGAACTTTATTTCAGGACTATCTAATTCTGAGATAAATAAAGGGTCAGGAGAAATAGTTTACCTAGATAATAGACCTTTGATTGTTAGGAACTCCCGTCAAAAGGAAGATATTAAAATCATACTCGAATTCTAAAAATGCCACAAAAGACTAATTTAAATATATCACCTTACTATGATGATTTTAATAAGGATGATCAATTTTACAAAATACTATTTAAACCTGGATATCCAGTACAGGCAAGGGAGTTAACTGGTTTACAGTCTCTCTTACAAAATCAGGTTGAATCTTTCGGTAAGCATATGTTTAAAGAAGGTTCAGTGGTTATACCTGGTTCTATTGAATATGATAACACATATTTTTCTGCAAAAGTAAATGACACACATCTTGGCATTGATGTTTCTGTTTATTTAAACAATATTATAGCAGCGAATGATGGTAAAGGATTAAGAGTAAGAGGTCAGACATCAGGAATAGTTGCAACAATAAAGAATTTTATATTACCTCCTGCAGAGGGTGTAGATAAAATAACAATTTTTTTAAAATACCAACAATCTGGAACTGATGGTGAGAGTACTTCATTCCCAGATGGTGAAATTTTAGTATTAGAGGAACCATTAACATATGGTAACACTACAATAACAATAGGTGAAACTATTTTGACATTAGCATCAGAAGATGCTACTGCAGTTGGTTCTGCATTTGGTGTAACTGCTGGTATATATTTTATACGTGGAAGTTTTGTTGATGTACCATCTTCATTAATAATTTTAGATCCATATTCTATCGATGCATCATATAGAGTTGGTTTTGATGTATCCGAAGAAATTATAAATTCAAATGATGATTCTTCATTATACGATAACGCAAAAGGATTTACAAACTTCGCTGCACCTGGTGCAGATAGATTTAAGATATCAGTAAAACTTGCTAAAAAGGCATTGACTGACTACGATGATACAAACTTCGTAGAATTAATGAAGCTTGATGAAGGATCAATTAGAAAGATACGAGATAATACACTCTATGCTGAGATTTTAAGATATTTTGCAAAAAGAACTTATGATGAATCGGGTGATTACTCTGTCGAACCATTCCAAGTGAATATTGAAAATTCACTTAACAATGAAATTGATCAGGATGGATTATTTACTGATGACAGATTAACTGATGACGGTAATGTGCCCTCTGATGATATTATGTGTATTAAAACATTACCAGGTAAAGCTTATATAAGAGGATATGATGTAGATTTATCTACTACATCAGTAATGGATGTTTTAAAACCAAGAGATGTTCAAAACGTTCGAGGAATATCAGTTCCCTTTGAAATGGGAAGTTTGATAAGGGTAAACAATGCTCAAGGAACTCCTGTTGTTAGTATTGGAGGAACAGCAGGAAATATTATTCAACTTCGAGGAAGTCGAAAAGGAGGAAGTAATGGTGCTTTTGGTGCTCACGTAGGTTCAGCAAGAGTTTACTTTTATTCTCTAACTGATGATACTTACAAAGATGCAACATCTAGTTTTGACTTGTATCTTTATGATATTCAAACATTTACTGTATTAAAATGTAGTCCTTTTACATCATCAGGTGTAGTAAAAGGAATGAAAATCAGAGGTCTTTCAAGTGGTGCTCAAGGTTTTGCTGCTCAAGATGGTGGTGCAACAGGAGTTAATGAAATAGTAGTATCTCAAACAACAGGAAAATTTATTGTTGGAGAGCAATTAGTAATTAATGAAAGATCAAATGGATATGAAAAACCATCTGTAAAAGAAATATTAGCATACACAATTGATGATATAAAATCAGTTTTCCAAGATGCAAATGGAATCGATGCTGGTTTATTATCTGATTTTAGTGCTGATACAGTTTTATATGACCGTGTATTACCTGGTTTTTCTTTAACTGATCAAATTAATATTGTAGGAACTGCTGCAACTGCAACTAATCGTAATTTTGCAGGGAAAGTCGGTATACAAACAGGTTCAATAATATCATTCAGTGATGGTTCTGGATCGGTTCCCGTTTATAATCAGGTAACAAACATATCTACCGAGGGTAAAACATTAACTTTAGCTGCAACAACTGATGTATCTGGTATAAATGTTGGAGGAACCGTTGCAACAAATAAAACAACATCATCAACATTTAGAGTCAAAGTTCCTAGAGTTTTAAATCTTGAAAAATCTGGAATCTATGCTCAATTACCAAAATCAGATGTTGAGATTGTTGATTTCGGTAGTTCAGATTTAACCATTTCAAAACAAATAACTGGTGCTCCAACAAATATTAGTAGTAATACAATAACATTTAACTCTTCAGTTGGTTTAACAACTTCAGTTGGAATTACAAGTGTTTTCTTTGAACCATATGATACAGAAAGATACTCAATCCATTATAGTGATGGTACAACAGAACCGTTAAGAAGAGATCAAGTTTCAATTACAAATAATGCAAGTACTATAACATTTAATGGTTTATCTAAATCTTCTGGTAATGCAACTGTAAATGTAACACTTAAAAAACTTGGAATCGCAAGTAAATCAAAAGATTACTTAAGAAGTCAAACACTTGAAGTTACAAGAACTAGAGGTGTTGCTACACCATTTAATGGGTTAAGTCATAGTAGAGGTTATGGATTAAGAGTTGAGGATGAAGAAATATCATTAAATGTTCCAGATGTTGTAAAAGTATGTGCTGTTTATGAATCTAAAGATACAAATACACCAGTTTTAGATAAACTAACCTTTGTATCTGGATTATCATTAAATGCAAGTACCATAATTGGTGAACAAATAAAGGGTAAGGATAGTCGTGCAATTGGACAAATTGTAAGTCGCACTGCGAATACTGTGGATTTTGTATATTTAAATGATAACAGATTTACAATTGGAGAAGTTATTAATTTTAATGAGTCATCTATAGAGACTGTTTTACAGGATGTGACTGTTGGTAATTTCGTTGATAGAACAAGTAATTATATATTAGATAAAGGTCATAAGGATCAATATTGCGATTATTCTAAAATTATTAGAAATGCTAAGTCTGCAGTTCCATCTAAAAAACTTTTAATTATATTTGATCAATATCAAGTAGCAAGTGGAAATAGTGGAGATTTCTTTACAGTAAATTCATATTCAAAAGAAAGATATGGTAAAGATATTCCTATTGTATCTGGAATTCCAGCATCAGATATTCTTGATTATAGACCAAGAGTATCACCATTTGTATATTCTGGTGGTGGAGCTTCTCCATTTGCATTTACAAGCAGAGCATTTGAGTCAACAAACCCATATATAATCACTCCAAATGAAAGTGCATTACTTGGTCTTAGTCATTACGTTGGTAGAATTGATAAGTTGATTGTTAATCACGATTCAGGTATGGAGGTGTATGTAGGAGAACCTGCAGAAAATCCTATCGAACCTTCAGTTAATAGTGATGCAATGGAAATTGCAACAATACTTTTACCACCATATTTGTATGATATAAGAGATGCAGAGATTAGAATGAAAGATAATCGTAGATTTACGATGCGTGATATTGGTGCACTTGAAAAAAGAATTCAAAACTTAGAGCAAGTAACATCACTAAGTTCATTGGAATTAGATACAAAATCATTCCAAGTAAAAGATGCAAATGGTTTAAACAGATTTAAAACTGGATTTGTTGTAAATGATTTTAAAGATAGAAATTTTATTGATTTTAGTCCTGAAGGTGGTTCAAAATGTGATGTTGATGTAAGAAATCAAGAGTTAATATCTTCTGTTGATTTTTGGTCAATGAATCCTGAACTTGCATTAAATACTGGAATTGATGTAAAATCTGCAGATATGAATTCCAATTTAGAACTTTTAGATTCAAATTGCAAGAAGACTGGAGATTTAATTACATTAGATTATAAAGAAGTAGATTGGTTAGAACAACCTCAAGCAACACAAGTAGAAAATGTAAACCCATTTAATGTTGTTGCTTTTTCAGGTTTGGTAACACTAGATCCTCCATCTGATAATTGGACAAGAACAATATATGTGAATAACATAAGAGTGGAATCAACTGGTGCAAGATGGGTAGAAAGTACAAATATAGTTTCAAATACAGCAACTAGAGGTAAAACTACTGTTTCTAGAGGAAGACCTTATACTTATACTAGTGGATATCAAAAGATTACTAAAACAAATGTAACTAAAACAACAAAAGTCACACGTAGAATTGAAAAAAGTTTTACAAATACCTTAGTGGGACCATCAGAAGAAAAGGATTTTGTTGAATGTTGCAAATCTTCAAGTACAGTAGATCCATTTATGAGATCTAGGAACGTTGCTTTTTACGCTAGTGGTTTAAAACCTCTCACAAATCACTATCATTTCTTAGATAGTGGTATTCCAGATATAGTTCCTAAATTAACTGAAATTGAAATGAATTCTGGTACATTTTCTGTATTTGAAGATGTGAAGGTAGAATTAAATGGAAAAGAAATTGGTTTAATTAGATCTCAAGAACCAAATCACAAGTATGGTGATGAAAATAGACCAGAAGTTCAATCATCATTAGGAACACCTAATGTGCTTGTTGAAAAGTACATAATTGATCCATATGATCGCACAAGACCAGCACCATCAGCAACTTATTCCGCTACATCAAGATTATTTAATACTGATGTAATTGGACTTGCTAATAACGAAAAATATTTTGGATATTTAATTAAAGGTGCAAAATTAACTGGTAAATCAAGTGGTGCTGTAGCAACGGTAACTAACACTACATTAATCTCAGATAATTGGGGAGATGTAATTGGAGCATTCTTCTTTAGAAATGCAAATAAAATACCAAAACCACCCACTCTATTTGCAACGGGAACAAAAACATTTAAAGTAACATCTCAACCAGATGGAACTATCCCAGTGCCTGGTGATTTGGCAATGTTAAGCAGTTCGACTGGAACATTCCTTGGAACTGGAACTATTTTAACTCAAACTAATTTCTTAGTTCAAGTAAGAAATCCACCTATGCCACCAGCGAGAGAAAACGAAGTTACTGTATCTGTTGACAATGAAGTAATTAATACTACAGAGACACAAACACAAACAATATACAAATCAAAAGGTCGTCGTGGTGGTTGGGGAAAATCTTTCGGAAAGAAATGCAAAAAAAATAAGAAAAGTAAGAGTTGTAAGGCAAGAGGAGCAAGAACATCAGGTGGAAGAGATCCGTTATGTCAGTCATTTACCGTCAACGAAAGTGGTGCATTTTTAACTTCATTTGATGTATTCTTTGCATCCAAAGATCCAAATGTAAAACTAACAGTTTCATTAAGAACAATGGAATTAGGAGCTCCAACTGAATTCCTAGTTCAGGATTATTGTACAGTTACTGTAAGTCCAGACTACATCAATGTTTCAGATGATGCCTCTGTACCAACTACATTCAGATTTCCCTCTCCAGTATACTTACCAGAAGATGAGGAATTTGCATTAGTATTTTCAGCACCATCATCTGATAAGTATACGATGTGGACTGCAACCATGGGTGAAAAATCTATTAAGACAACACAGTTACCTGATGTACAAAATGTGGTCGTATCTAAACAAGACACTGGTGGTAGTTTATTTAAATCACAAAATGGTACTATTTGGACAGCATGCCAGAATCAAGATTTAACATTCAAACTCCGTAAAGCATCATTTACACCAGAAGGTAGTGTTAGAATGTATAACACACCAATTGAACCAGGAAATGCAAATTGCCAATTATTAACTAATAACCCCGTTCGCTCATTACCTAGAAAGTTAAAGGTAACAATCGATGGTAGTGGCACAAGAACTAATGCAAATTTACCGATTGGTAGAAAAGTAAGTACAGGTGCTGCAGGTGATTCAGAGGATCAAAGTGTAACAGGTATTATTGAAGGACAAGGTGCTCCTATTACAAATGGAGAGAGAGTATCAAATGGACGTGGATATGCATTCAGTAGTACAACTGCTGTTCCAACAGTCTCTTTGACTGGAAGTGGAAGTGGATGTACTTTCAATGTTACAGTCACTGATGGGGCGATTACAAATGTGTCATTAAATGCAGCAGGTACTGGATATCAAGTTGGAGATGTTTTAACAGTTGATAATTCTGATGCAAAAGTAACTAGAGGTAGTGGAATGAAGTTTGCTGTCTCTTCAATTAACTCAACATTTGATACTCTATATCTAACTGATGTTCAGGGAGAGAAGTTTACAAACGACGAACCATTAGTTCAGTATGGTGCTGGTAATGATACAAGAGCAGTTATAGCCAACGTTGCTGTAAATGGCGACTCAGTGCAAAATGGTGATTTGTATGCAGGTAATGTATTCGAGGTTACACAGTACAACCACGCACATCATGGAGCAAATAATAGAATAGAAATAGAAAATGTCAGACCAGATACACTAATAGTTCCTTCAACTTCATCACTGACTGCGGAGAGCACTGTAGTTTCTCTTGGTAATACAGCTCCATTTGCAACATTCTCAGGAATTGCAACAGATAGAGGAGAAGCATTAATTGAAGAAGAGATAGTATCTTATGTTGTTGGAACAGGACAACTTACACTTACAAGAGGTGTTTTAAATACCGTTGCACTACCTCATCCTGAAGGTGCAAGTATTCAAACATATGAAGCAGCTGGAGTATCGTTAGTAGGAATTAACACTATTCATACTATTCCAACTAATACAACACTCAAAGATAATTCAGATGTTGATAATTATTATCTTGAAGTTAATCGAACTGCTCTAGATCCTTTAAATCAAAGGACTGGTAATTCATTGTTATGTTTTAGAGATGAAAAAGCATTTGGTGGAGATAATGCTAAGATTTCACAAAACCATCAGTTTAGTTCCTTTGAACCTCAAATTAATTTTATAACACCAACTACAACGACAAACATAATTTCTGCAGTAAGAACAATTAGTGGAACAAGTGCAGGTGGTTCTGAAGTATCATTCATAGATCAAGGAGTTGAACCATGTCCACTTAACTCATTTAAATTCTTTGATACTCCAAGATTAATTGCATCTACAATAAATGAAGATAAATTGACTGCCCTTCCTAAACAAAAATCATTTTATTTAGATTTAGAATTATCAACTGATGATGCAAATTTATCTCCAGTCTTAGATTTAAAAAATGCAACATTCATATTTGGAAGAAATAAAATTAATAATCCTGTTGGATTAGAAAATTATGCAACTGACTCACGCACAAATCAAATATTTGATGATCCTCATGGTTCGGTATTCGTATCTGAAAGAGTTGATTTAGAGCAACCTGCAACCTCATTAAAAGTTCTTATTGGTGCAAATGTTCCACCAGAAGCAGACATTAGAGTATTTTACAGATTATACAGTGCAGATTCTTCTGAAGTATCATTGACCTATAGACCATTTCCAGGTTACAAAAATTTAATTGATTCTGATGGAGATGGATTTGGTGATTTTGTAATTGATGAAGCAAACAATGATGGTAGATCAGATGCACTTGTAATAGCTGGTGGTGTTGATGAATTTAAAGAATATCAATTTACTGTAGATGATTTAGAACAGTTCACTGGATTTACTATAAAAATTGTTATGATATCAACGAATGAATGTTCTCCAGTTAGATTACAAGATTTAAGAATACTCGCTTTAGCATAATGAAAAGTTTTCAAACATTTATGGAGCAAATAGTTCCAAAAAAACAAAAATATTTAAGAGATATTAGAGGTAAGAAAATAATGGGTATGCCTCTAGATTTACGTTCTATTGAGCAGAAAATTTTTAATGTGAATTATCAGGCAGATGGATTGATAGGTAAAAAACAGAACAATACCAATCAAAAAACAACATGATACCAGTAGAAGGACACAAAAATTTATTTCGTGATGAAAATACGAATGCTATTATTAATAGTGATGAAGCAGCATATAATGATTATATGAATAATCGTAGAATTAATTCTGATAAACAAGCAGAGTTAGATGCAATGAAATCAGAGATTGAGACTCTGAAATCAATGTTACATGAACTTGCTTCTAAGATAACGTCTTAGTAAATATAAATACTTTTTAGATCTGAATTGCTAACCTAGATGGCAGATATCAAAGTCAGAGT